CGAGGTTTACAAAGTAAAAACTACTGGTAGTGGAGCTTCTAAAGCAATACCTAAAACAGATAAGTTTAATCCAGTTATAGATGAATCAACTAACTTTGATAAACTATCAAGATCAGTTGAAGTGCTATATGAAGGAGCTGTGATTTTAGGTACAGATAAATTACTTAAATGGGAGCTTGCTAAAAATATGGTTAGACCTAAGAGCGACTATACTAAAGTTAAAATGAACTATAGCATCGTAGCACCTAGATCTTACAAAGGTAGAATAGAATCACTTGTAAGACGTATAACTGGTTTTGCTGATATGATACAGCTTACACATTTAAAACTACAACAGGTGATGTCTAGAATGGTTCCAGATGGAATATACCTAGATGCAGATGGTTTAGCTGAAATAGATTTAGGTAATGGTACAAACTATAACCCGCAAGAAGCTTTAAACATGTTCTTCCAAACAGGTTCGATTATTGGTAGAAGTTTTACTTCTGATGGTGATATGAACCCAGGTAAAGTACCGATACAAGAAATAACAAGTGGTAGTGGTGGTAATAAAATGCAAGCATTAATTGGTAATTACAATTACTACTTACAAATGATAAGAGATGTGACCGGTCTTAACGAAGCTAGAGATGGTAGTGCACCAGATAAAAATGCTTTAGTAGGTGTACAGAAATTAGCTGCAGCAAACAGTAACACAGCAACAAGACATATATTACAAGCAGGTTTACAATTAACTCAAGAAGTTGCAGAGTCATTATCATTAAGAATATCTGATATTATAGAATACTCACCAACTAAAAATGCTTTTATACAAGCTATAGGTACTCATAACGTAGCTACACTTGAGGAAATGAAAGATTTACATCTGTATGACTTTGGTATATTTATAGAGTTAACTCCTGATGAAGAAGAGAAAGCAATGCTTGAAAATAATATCCAAGTAGCTTTAGCACAACAAAGTATAAATTTAGAAGATGCTATTGATCTTAGAGAAATAAAGAATATTAAACTAGCTAATCAACTATTAAAAATACGTAGGGTTAAAAAGCAAGCACAAGACCAGTTGATGCAACAACAAAATATTCAAGCACAGGCACAGGCAAATATGCAAACGCAGCAAGCATCTGCGCAGTTAGAAGTTCAAAAAGAACAAGCTAAAACGCAGAGTGAAGCACAGCTTGAGCAAATGAAAGCACAACTTGAAGCTCAGAAGCAAGCACAAGAAGTTGAATACAAAAAACAACTTATGCAATTAGAGTTTCAAATGAATATGCAGCTTAAATCTATGGAGGTACAAGCTGTAAAAGGTAAAGACGAAATGAAGGAAGATCGTAAAGATGAAAGAACAAGAATACAAGCATCACAACAAAGTGAGCTTATAGATCAAAGAAAAGGTGCAAAACCACCTAAAAACTTTGAGTCCGCAGGTAATGATATATTAGGAAGCGGATTTGATTTAGGTAGTTTCGACCCTAGATAACAATTATTAATTATTATTATATTATATTATGGAAGAAAATGTAGAAAACGTAACGGATGACGTTACAAAGTTAGACATGTCTCAAACTGTAGAACAACCAGTTGATGATAGTGTTACAAAATTAGATTTAAATAAACCAGAAACACCAGTAGAAGATGAAGTTAAAGAAGATAACCCTGACAACGAGGGAGTGGTTGGAGTCGATGAAAATACCGATGCCACAGAAAAACAAGAAGAAGTACAACCGGAAGTTGAAGCACAAGAAGCTCCAGTATTAGAAGAAATCACTGAAGAAGAAGTTCAAGAGCAAACAGAAGAATTAACTGAACAAGTTGAAGAAGCTGTAGCAGAAGCTCAAGAAACTGGAAAAGCTTTACCTGAAAATGTTCAAAAGTTAATGGACTTTATGGAAGAGACCGGTGGTACACTAGAAGATTACGTTCGCCTTAACCAAGATTACTCTAGTTATGACGATATGACAGTGCTTAGAGAGTACTATAAACAAACTAAATCTCACTTATCATCTGATGAAATAGAATTTTTAATTGAAGATTCATTCTCGTACGACGAGGAAGTAGATGAAGAAAGAGATATTAAAAAGAAAAAAATAGCGTTAAAAGAGCAAGTTGCCAACGCTAAAAGCCACTTGGACGGGCAAAAGTCCAAATACTATGAAGAGATCAAAGCTGGAAGCAGGTTAACGCCTGAAGCTAAAAAAGCTATGGATTTCTTTAATAGATACAACAAGGAGTCGGAAGAAACTCAAAAAATAGCGGATAAACAAACAAAAAATTTTTTAAATAAAACTAATCAAGTTTTTAACGATAAATTCAAAGGTTTTGAATACAATGTCGGAGATAAAAGATATAGGTTTAATGTGAACAATGCTAATGAGGTTAAGACCACCCAAAGTGATATTAACAATTTTGTCAAGAAGTTCTTGAATGAAAATAATGAAATGTCAGATGCTAAGGGTTATCATAAATCTCTTTATACTGCAATGAACGCTGATGCTGTTGCTAATCACTTTTACGAACAAGGTAAGGCTGATGCTTTAAAAGAAAGTGTTGCTAAATCTAAAAACGTAAGTATGGACCCAAGACAATCATTTAGTAATGAAAATACTAGTGGTGGTACTAAGTTCAGAGCGCTTAGCGATGATTCTCCTAACTTTAAGTTTAAAATTAAAAACAAATAATAATAAATTTAAAAATTAAAAAATAAAAAATTATGGCAGTAGGAACAATTACGCCGGTGGTAGGTAGTTTACCAGCTACTCCCTCGGCAATAAAACAAACAGTTGCAAGTGCTTACGTAGACTTACGTGACGCTGGGTGGGCGCAACAATATTTACCAGAATTAATGGAGGCGGAAGCTGAAGTTTTTGGTAATAGAACAATTTCGGGTTTTTTAGCTCAAGTAGGAGCTGAAGAAGCAATGGCATCTGACCAAGTAGTTTGGTCTGAGCAAGGTCGTTTACACATATCTGCAGCAGGTACAATAGTAGCATCTACAGGTGTAGTAACTAGCAATGGACATGGTGTTAGAAAACACGATACTGTAGTGTTAAATAGAGCTGGTGTTGGTACATTAAAATGTTTAGTAACAGCTTCTGACGCTAACACGTTTACTGTATTACCTTATACTCAAGCAGCTGTGAACACTTCTGGTGGTACAGCTATTCAATTTACAAATGGTGCTGTAACTGGATTTGTATTTGGATCTGAACACAAAAAAGGAACTGGAGTACATGAAAAAGCTTTAGAACCTTCTTTTGCTTCTTTAGAAAATAAACCAGTTATCATTAAAGACTTGTACGAAGTTTCAGGATCTGACGCTTCAGCTATTGGTTGGATTGAAGTTTCTGGCGAAGAAGGACAAAACGGTTACATGTGGTACTTAAAAGCAAACGGAGATACAATGGCTAGATTTACAGATTACTGTGAAATGACTTGTATTGAAGGTGAGCTAAACGCTAATGGAAGTACTGCAAGTACTACAGGTGCTGTGCTTGGAGCTATATCTGGTACTGAAGGTTTGTTTGCAGCTATCGAAAAAAGGGGTAACGTTATGACTGGTGGTTACGCTAGTGGTGCAGATGCTTTAGGATCTATGGATTTAATGCTAAAGAGATTTGACTCTCAAGGTGCTATTGAAGAAAATATAATGTTCTTAAACAGAGATCACTCTCTAGCTATTGACGATATGTTAGCTTCTTTAAATGGATCTGCTCAAGGTATTGGAGGTGGATCTGGGTCTACTAGCACTATACAAGGTACTTCTTACGGTTTATTTGACAACTCAGCTGATATGGCTTTAAACCTAGGTTTCACTGGATTTAGAAGAGGTACTTATGACTTTTACAAGTCTGACTGGAAATATCTAAATGATGCTACTCTTAGAGGTGCGTTTACAGATATCAACGGTGTTGTAGTACCAGCTGGTACTTCTAATGTTTATGACCAAATAATGGGTAAAAACATGAAAAGACCATTCTTACACGTTAGATACAGAGCTTCACAAACTGAAAGCAGAAAAATGAAAACTTGGATCACTGGATCTGTTGGAGCTGCGACTTCACAGTTAGACGCGATGGAAGTTAACTATTTATCTGAAAGATGTTTAGTAACTCAAGGTGCTAACAACTTCTTCTTAATGAAGTAAGCATTTATTACTTAAGGGATCGAGGCTTCGGCCTCGACCCTTTATTTTATTAACTTATATTATATTATATTATGGCAAAAAAAGAAAAAATTAAAGATGTGGTTGTTAAAACACCACCGGTTATGGAAACTCCAAAACCAAAAATTAAAGTTGAGCCTAAAAAGCCAACTTGGGAAATAAAAGAAAGAAAGTATATACTAAAGGGAAGCTCTCCTTTGTGTCACATACTAAGAGGTAGTAATATATACTGGTTTGACGAGGAAAAAGGTTATGAAAGAGAACTTAGAGTAACTGAAAACCAAAAAACACCTTTTGTAGATGAATTTAAAGGTCAAGTTAAACTTTCTCATATAATGTTTATGGACGGTATTTTAATTGTGCCAAAAGAAAAACAAACATTACAAAAACTTTTATCTTTATACCACCCAGACAAAGACAAAGTATATTTTGAATACAACGCAGTTCAAGATGCTACTGACGAGGTAGAGATTTTAGAATTAGAAATTGAAGCGTTAATGGCGGCTAAAACTATAGATATAGATATGGCTGAAGCAATTATGCGTGTAGAATTAGGTTCTAAGGTTACAGAGATGAGTTCTAAGGAACTTAAAAGAGATTTACTATTATATGCTAAGAAAAACCCAGAGGTATTTTTAGAACTTCTTAACGACGATAATGTTGTACTTAGAAACTTTGGTATTAGAGCAACGGAAATGGGGTTACTAGTATTATCTCAAGATCAAAGAACATTTAGCTGGGGGTCTAATAATAGAAAACTAATGAACGTTCCTTTTGATGAACATCCATATTCAGCTTTAGCATCATGGTTTAAAACTGATGAAGGTATGGACATTTACAAAACTATTGAAAAACAATTGAAGTAAAAACCTTTGTAGAAGCAGTCGCTCTACGGGGCGATTGCAAACTACAAATTAAAAAGAAATTATGGCAGTAA